GCTAACAAGCTCACAAAGGTGGAGCTCATCAGTATTGATAGTGAGATTAACTTTACACCCTTCATGGGACCTAGTGGTCCTAACATACCTAACCCACCTGCAGGAATAGGCCCAATACAAATGTTAGCAATGAGTAGTATTAACACTACTAGGATGACTACCTCTAATGTATTTTCTAATCAGGCAACAGCTATGGTTATGGGTAGAGGCAATGTGATAGTGGGTGGCACTAGATCAGTGATAGCAGGAGATGATCGTATCATAAGTGAAACTACTTTAGCAGGTGATCACTTAGTGGTTAATAGTTTAAATGGAGTACCTACAGGCACAGTGCCATTAATCTACATAGCCAACTTAACACAGGCAGGAATAACAGATCCTATAGTGCAGGTTAAAAATGATAGCTTAGGTGGTGTAACCTGGACTAGAACAGGAGTAGGTACTTATGAGGGATACTTAGATGCTTATGAGCCTTCACTTATTTCTAGCACTAATGTGCCTACCATCATGATTAGCAACGTAAACTTTGATGGGGTGATCTCAGCACAATACTCCACAAGCTCTAATAGCGTATCAGTTACCACCACTCAAATAGGTGTAGGCTTTGTAGATGGATACTTAGACGGAACCACAATAGAAATTAAATACTACATATAAAATGAATGAAGTAGAAATACCCATAAAAGTCTCTGGCCTCGGTGCCATTAAAGCAGAACTAAAAGCACTCAAAGGTGAGATTGCTAATGCTACAGATCCTGCAGATATTGCTAGACTGTCTCAGGCAGCAGGTGAACTATCTGATAAGATAAAGGATGCTAATGAGTCAGTAGCTGTCTTTGCTACAGGCTCAAAATTTGAGCAGGTTAGTAATGGATTGGGTGGTATCAAAGATAGTTTGATGAGCCTTGACTTTGAAGAGGCAGCTACTAAGGCTAAGACTTTTGCTACTGTTCTAAAAGGTACAGATCCTAAAGCTCTAGTTAGTGGGATGGGTGCCTTAATGAAAGTGATGGGTAGCCTTGGTAGTATGATGCTTAAGCTAGGAGCTCAGCTATTAGCTAACCCTTACTTCTGGTTAGGAGTAGTTATCGTGGCTATTGTGGTAGCTGTAGTATTACTAATGAAAAAATTTGGAGTATTACAACAAGTGATAGATGCTTTGATGATGCCACTCAATATGCTTATAGCAGGCTTTGAAGCTCTTACAGATTGGATGGGACTCACTGATAATGCAGGTGAAGAGAGAGGTAAAAATGAACTAGAAAGAATAGATAAAGAAATAGCTGCAACAGAAAAGAGATCCACAGCTCAAGCAGATGCACATGGTAAAGAGATGAGTGCCTTTGATAGAAAGATAGCACTGGCTAAAGCAGAAGGTAAAAATACTTATGAGCTACAGAAGGCTAAGATAAAAGCATCCATTGCATATCAAACACAGCAGATAGCAGAGTCAATGCTTACTGTTAAAAAAATGAAATTAGATATAGCTGCACTTGCTACCCTTAACATATCTGAGGAGGATAGAAAAAAGAAAACAGAAGAGGCTAATAAAGCAATGGAGAAAGCTAATAAGGTAATCTCTGATATGGGTGAGGCTAGAAGGAATAGCTTTAATGAAATGAAAATACTAGATCTTGATGAGCTTAAAAAGCAGAAGGAGAAAGTAGATGCAGGTAAGAAAGAGACTAAGGGCAATAAGAATAATCTCAAAGAGAAACTAGATGATCTTAAGGCTTACAATGCAGATAAAGAAAAGCTAGAAGCTATGACTATCAAAAGTACTCTCGACCTTATGGCTAATGGTATGGAGAAAGAGAAAGCTATCAGGGAGCAGGCCTTTGTAGACTACCAAAAAACTTTTATAGATGAGAGATTAAAGAAAGAGATAGATGGATTAGATAAGCAATTCTTAGCTAAGAAATTAACTGAGGACCAGTACAACGCTAAACTAGCTGAGCTAAGATTAACAGCTACCACTAAACTAACAGCAGAGGAATTACTTATCTTAAAAAATGCTGAAGAATTAAAGAATAAAGAACTAGAAGCTATCAAAACTACCTATGCTCAGAACTTAATTAATGGGGATGCTATGATAGCTGATGCTAAGTTTGCTGCTATGGCTGAAGGCTTTGAGAAAGAACAGTTAGCACAGGCTGCACAATATGATAAACTAAGAGCAGATGCACTGGCTAATACTACCTTAACAGCAGAGCAGAAGGCTGCCCTAATAGCTATATATGATGAGCAGGAGAAAGCACAGATAGCAGCACAAGTAGCTGAAAAGAAAAAGACTCAAGAGGATCTATTGCTTACTCTACAGGATGAGGCAACGCAATTAAGGGAAGCAGAGAACGCTCAATTTCTTTTAGATGTAGAAGCTGCTAATGGTAACTATGAGACACTAGAGCTACTTGAGAAAGCTCACAAAGATAGATTACTAAACATAGATATTGAGGCCTCTAATGCTAAGGTAGCAGAAGCACAAAAAGAAAGGGATGCAAAGCTATCACTAGCTAAGGATACAGTAGATGGCCTTACCAACTTAGGAGGCATGCTCATTAAGGATCAAAAGAAACTAGAGAAATTTAACAAGGCCAGTGCTCTTATTCAAATAGGTATAGATACTGCTAAGGCTATATCAGGATTAGTAGCAGCTTCAAATACTAACCCATTGAATGGAGTCACTGCAGGTGCTGCAGGTATTGCACAATTTGCTAGTGGTATTATTCAGATAGCTACAAACGTAGTTAAGGCAAAGCAGATACTATCATCACCAGGTACAACCCCTAGCACTGGAGGTGGAGGAGGTGATGCAGGTGGAGGAGGTGGAGGAACTTCTGCAGCAACAGCTTTACCTCAAGCAGCCCAATTATTTGGCAGTGCTAACACAGGTGGAACCATGAGTGCAGGAGGTAGCTCTAGTGAGTCAGGCAATATGACTGTAACAGCTATAGTATCTGAGACACAAGTAACATCCACTCAACAAAAAATAAACCGTATAAATAAATCAGCAGAACTATGAATTCCTTACAAGCCATAACAAACCACATCATTGCTTTTTACACAGCTCACAAACAAGTATTCAAAGTAGGCAGTGACTTTAAAGAACAGCTCTATAACTTTGCTACTCAAAATGAGAAGTATCCCCTGGTGTATATTGTACCTAGTGGAGTGGTGCCAACTGAGAACACTACAGAATTTAACTTTGATATATATTGTTATGATATCATACAAAAAGATAGAGCTAATATCATTACAATTCTAAGTGATACGCAACAGATCCTTAGTGATTTGAATGTATACTTTAATGATAGCTCAGACTTTAGCTTTGATGTGGTAGGAGTGCCTACATTCTCACCCCTCAATAATGACTTGCTAGATTACGCTGCAGGGTATCAGATGAGTATCACCTTAACAGTTAATGATTGGACTGATTGTGCTGTGCCGATTTAAACATTTAACTTTGATAATATAATATAGGTATGGCTAATGGATGGTGGGGTGATTGGAGGCCCTCTTTACCTGCTCACACAGGAAACTTACAGGCAACAGATTTAATAGAGTGTACTTCCATTATAGGAGGGGTGCCTACTAATACTGCTATCACAGGTACTCAAATAATTAACGCTGCCAGTGGTGGTGCTGCAGTATGGGGTGGTATCACAGGAACGCTATCTAGTCAAACAGATTTGCAAACAGCTTTAAATGCTAAGCAGAATAAGACAGTACTACAGTCATACTCTACAGTAGTAACAGTAACAAATAATACTAGTGAAGTAAATGTAATATCTGTAGCTATCCCTACCACAATAACTAATGCAATGCTTAGATGTTCTTTTACTGTAAGGGTAGTTACATTAGGTGGAGCTTCTCCTAGGACCAGAATAAGAATGAGTACATTCCCTAACCCTACCAATGCACAATTAACTGCTGCTACTCAAATAGCTACTAATGCCATAGGTTCTGCAGGTATGGTATCCATCTATAGGACTATGCCTATAATAGGAGGTGCATCAGGAAATATAAAAGCCTTTGCTACAGCAAGTAATGCTAATGCAGATTACGGACAGTTAGCAGCCTTTGATATAGTATCTAAAGACTTTACTACTCAGCAGTACTTGCACTTTACAATTCAGAATAATACACTAACAGCAAACACTCAAAGCTATGGGGTGCTAGTAGAAAATTTATAATAATGGGTAGATACGCAAACACTGGAGAATTTAATGTGCTATATCCTACACGTAGAAGGATGGCTACTATATTGAAAAGGATTATTAGAGAGGATATTCTTAACCCTACAGGAAGTACATTAATTGATAGTATCAGGATTAATGCTAAGATAACAGGTGGCTTTGAAGTATTAGAGATACAGATAATAGCAGCTTATTATTTTATATATCTTAATAATGGAGTGCCACAAACTAGTAATCAATATGGCCCTAATAATGGATCTATAGTATCTAGAGACTTTGTAGAAAAATTTACCTATGAACTAGGATCATCAGGAATAACAAAAGAAATTTATCAACAGTACTTTGATTGGTTAAACAAAAGATATCCTATCTTAGAAGCTGTAGTAGTAGCTGAAAAAAATCAAAAATTGGTATATACATTTGAGGCATTATTTGCACCACCTGAATTTATCCAGGGCTTGCCTTTAAGAGTATAATTATATCTCTAATTCTTTTTTCATACCCATCATATTGAATACGTAGGTAAGGGGTAAAGCTCCTATCTTATCAGACTTAGTTAGATCATTATTGCATAGGCCGTAGATCATACGCTCCCAACTCCACTTGCTATCTTTCTTAGCATCCTCCTCCTCTTTCAACTCCTCAGGTGTAAGCTCTGCTTTCTCTTCTGCTGTTAGCTCAGCTAACTCCTCACCTTGAAATAAGTTTTGGTAGGTCTTTAGAAAATTCTCCCTGAACTTTAAGAACTCATTAATGATACCATACACATCTGTAATGGGGAGGTCTAAGAACTTATCTGCTCTGATAGTACAGTCATACTCATACGGCTCTATTATCTCTTCTCCCCACTCATTAAGTTTACTTTGCCTGTACAGCACCCCACATATATTTGCAAGGTTAGTAATGTAGTTATGGGTAAAGTAATAGTCTAGATCTATGTACTCATAGAGGCACAACTTATTAAAGGGCTTAACCTTCATACCTAGGAGCTCAGACTTGTATTTATTGGATGGCTGTGAGAGTGCCCATTTGCACTGGTCCACATAAGCATTAAGCTCATCTATATCCATATCTTCAATTACATCTATAGGCTCATTTGTAATGATAGATAGTATCTCACTATTATAGTGGTAGGCACCCTGCTCTTTATCTATCTCAGCAATCTCCATGAACTGCTCAAGACTTACCTCACTCCACTGCTTCGGTAGGTACATGCTCTATAGTTTCTGCAGGCACATCCTCTACTTGCTTTTTAATTTTGTTAGCTACAAACATAATGTAAGGGATGCATAACTCTGCTTTCAATTTTCTGATTAGCTTAGACTTTAACTTAAGGTGAGCTTCTGCATAGTGCTCTGCATTAGTTAGGTGATCTGCTTTAAACATTACGGCCATCATATCTGATATGTATCCCTTCTGTTTGTGGATGGCTATCTTTTCTATTAGCTTAGTTTCTCTTACTGTTAGTTTAAGCTCTGCAGTATATGTAAAGCCATCTAGCTCTAGTGTACCTACAGGCTCACTTTGTGCCATTGGATCCTGAGCAGAATTAAACTCTTTAACAATCTCAATAAAATCTGCTATATCAAAGTCAAAAAATTCCTTTTCAGGGATGCCTAAGTACTCAAAGATTTGTAGGTGCCTATCCACAGGATCTAGCTCTTTGTTATTGTTAATATCTGTAATTGCTTCGAACTGCTCAATAGTCAGCTCTTCAATTCTGTTGGGGATCTCCCTTCCTAAAATAGTTACCATAGTTAATTTTTTTACAAATATATGAATAATTATAATATAGGTATGGCAAAAGATAATTTACCTGTTTACAAGATAACTATAGATCCTGAATACTCTGAAAATGGGGAGGACTTAGGTATAGAACAAATTGCTTTTACATCCACTCCTGCTATCAAAGTAATGGGTATGGCTTTCAATAGCCAGGTTAAGCCTATGATATTTACAGATGATCTTAAGTATCGCATAGTAGCACCTGCTCTTATCCCTATGGAGATCTATAGGAAGGATGATGAGGATGGTAAAGAGTACTATGTTAAGTTTTCAATTGAGGAGATAGAGAAGATACATTCAAAGTTTATGAAGGACATGTCTAATAAAGACTTGTTTAACCTAGAGCATGATACTGAGAAGACTGTACCTGCTTATGTACTTGAGGCTTGGATAGTAGATACACCCAAAGAGGATAAGGCTTATTCAAGTTTTGGGATAGAAGTACCTGAAGGTACGCTAATGGTTACGGCCCAGGTAACAGATAAAGAATACTATGCTCAATTGGTAGCAGATGGGCAGGTAGGTTTCAGCATAGAAGGATATCTAGGCATGAAGCTCAAAGAACAGCAACAACTAAAATTAAATAATATGAACAAATTACCTGATGGTGAACACTTAATTGACGGCAAGATCTACGTTGTAGTTGATGGTGAAATCACTGAAATTAGAGAAAAAGAAGAGGAAGTAGTAGTAGAAGAAGAGGCAATGTCTGATACTGTTGTAGAAGAGGAAGTAGTAGAAGAGGAAGAAATGGCTGTAGATCCTGCAATGGATGCAGAAGCTATCTTAGAGATAGTACGTCCATTTATTACTGAGCAAGTAGATGCACTTGTGGCTATGATAGCTGATTTAAAAAATCAATTTGAAGAGTCTCTAGTAGTTGATACAGAAGAGGAGGTGATGGAAGAGGCTGTAAAGATGAGCGTACAGCAAAAATTAAGTTCATTTAATAAATTTAACACAAACAAATAAAAAACAAAAACAATGAGAAAACTAAGATTTGATTTAAACATCCTGCCTAGTGCAGAATTAACACCTAACGCTGATGCGTTTTATGCACAAGCTTACCTTGGAGGTAGTGAGATAGCTGATAACTTTCGATCTTTACCAGGTATCAAGTACAAAACTAAAATTGGTACAGTTACTTTTGGTACAGGCTTACTAGCTACTAGCCCTTGTAACTTCCCTAACCTTAACACTGATGACTTAAGCTCTCATGAAGTAGACGTATGTGCTCTTTCTGCTATGGCTCAAGTTTGTCAGTTTGACTTAGAGCAGTCTTTTGTATCTTTACAAATGGCAGCAGGATCTAATGGTGATTTCACAGTAGCTTCTTTCTTTAGCTTCTACTGGTCTGAAATGGCTAACGCTATTGCAGGACAAATTGAGGCATTAAGATGGAAAGGTGATATCTTATCTTTAAACCCACAACTTGCTTTGTGTGATGGTTATGAGAAAGGATTAGCTGCTTCTGTTGTTGCAGGTGATGTTATCAATGGTGGTACAGGTGCTATCACTACATTCTCAGGTGTTGGTGGATTAGGTGCAAAATTAGAAGCTGCGTTTGCTTTGGTTCCTGCAGCTATTGCTTCTAGAACTGCTGACTTGCGTATCTACATGCCTACTCAATTGGTTAATATCTACCGATTAGGTGTAGCTTCAGGTAACACTAATGCTTATATCACTCAGGATCTAGCTTTGACTTACTTAGGTATCAAAATTGTTCTTTGTCCAGGAATGTCAAACAACAAATTTGTAATCACTTTGAAAGATAACCTTATCTATGCATTTGATGGTGAAGGTGATGCATCTGATTTACGTGCTATCAACTTAGCAGACACTGTAGCTGAGCCAGTTATCAGAACTCGTGCTAACATGAAGGTAGGATTTAGCTTTGTTAATCCAACTGACATCGTTTACTACGCATAATAATAATTATTCACTCATAGAGGGGGGCAACCCCCTTTATATAAAACTTAAAAAAATGCCAGCAACATGTCAAGCCCTCGAGGCTATTGTAAAAAGTTGTGATAACAACAGTGGGGGTATCTATGGAATATGGATTAACCAACAGGATGAAATCGCATCTATTGCACCAACTGATCCATCTGCGGGAACAGGATGGTCTATCACAGGTATCACTTTAGCAGGTACTACTTTATTTGAAAACTACTACATCCGTAGGAATACATCTAGCTTTACAGAAGAGGCTGCTATTGACTTAATCAATGGATCATCTTTTGTTACTTCTACTATCTCTTTGATGTTTCAACGTAGAGAAGCTGCTAAGTCTAGAGCTATCAAAATTTTAGGATCAGGACAGCAATATCTTACTGCTATTGTTTTGGATGCTAATGGTCTTTATTGGTACTTCCCTTACTTGCAAGTTACAGGTGTAGCTGAAGGATCAGGGACTGCTCGTGCAGATGGTTCTAAATATGCCGTTACTTTGTTAGGTGAAAATGAGTACTTAGCTTATGAGGTTAATATGACTCCTACAGCTTTAGGTCTTATCGGAGTATCTTAATACATTTAACACGCTTAAAATTAGCCCTGCATATTGTGGGGCTTTTTTTATTTCTAAACATTTGACTAACATCATATAATATAGGTATGATATACATTGAACAGGGAACTATTAACCAGGTAGTGCTAACCTTAACAGAGGTTACTACTGTACCTACCCCTCATTATCTATTTGCTTTCACTAATGAAATGAATACTGCTAGTGTGCCTCAGTTATTTACTACTGCAGATACTAGCTTATGGCCTGAAAGATACAATCTTTTTGTACTTAATGAGCCTGTAGATATTATTTTAAAACAAGGGCAGTTTATTTATCAAATATATCAGAGCTCAGTACCCTATGTACTACCTTTAACTATTGCACAGTCCACAGGAGTGGTGATAGAAGAGGGTAGAATGGTGGTAAGTGGGCCAGTAGGAACTTCAATATATGATTAATTATGGCATGGTATAGTAACTTTTTTAAGAAAGAGAGCACAGCTCCAGAAGTGGTGGAAGGCTATCAATCTTTTAGCACCCCCTTCCTACCTGTAGGTAAAGGTAACCTAACACTCCCTTATGTAAATGGTAGGTACTCTACCAATATGTGGGTGAGATTTGGTGCAGATAACCTGTATCCTGAAATGCTTAATCAGATGTATTTTTCTAGCCCCTTGCACGGTGCAATCTGCGACTATAAAACTAATGCAGTAATAGGTGGTGGCTTTGCTTTGGCAACTGATAAACTAACTACACCTGAGAAGCTAGAGCTT